AGGATATGAAGGCGAAGCTGCCGCCTGAGTATCGCGGCATGTTTCCGAAGGTGATTTATCTTTCTAACCCGCTTGGCCCGTCAAAGCCTTACCTACGCAAGACCTTTGTAAAAGCGCGGCCTAAGTTCGAGATTGAGCAGAAAGGCGCATGGAAGCTGCAATACATTCCGTTTCGAGTCGAGGATAACCCTAGCGAGGATGCTGCAACTACGCGCCTACGGGTAGCTGATGCGGTAGACGAGGCCACAGCAAAGGCTTTGCTCAATGAGGATTGGGATGCGCAGACAGGCAACTACTTCAACACCTGGGATTCAGATCGGCATGTAGTGCGTGATTTCGTCATCCCTGACTTCTGGCTTCGCTTTAGAACCTTCGATTATGGCTCATACGAGCCTTGGGCGTGTCTTTGGTGGGCTGTGAGTCCTGGGGTGACGATCCATGAGAAAACCACGCATGAGCGATATCTGCCCCGCGGATGCCTAGTCTGTTATCGAGAGTGGTACGGCTGCAAGGCTGAGTACCCGACAACCGATAATGACACGAAGGTGACAAACCTAGCGCCGGAAGGCTGGTCAAACACCGATATAGCAAAAGGCGTTCTTGACTACACAGAAAAGGACCACAGGAATCAACCGACATTCACTGACGGATTCCCATTCATCAAGCTAGGCGGCAGGGCGATAGAACATGATTTCAAAGATGCTGGCCTAATCCTTACTAAAGGCGAAACTGATCGCGAGAATCGCGGGGCGCAAACTACCTCGAAGCTGAACGGCATTAAGCTAATCGCTGGCTCAAATGAACATTGGCCTATGATGGTGTTCTTCGAGGCTTGCAAATACTGCCAAGACTACATACCGATGATTGAACGGCATCCGAATGAAGGACGGCTCTGGGATTATCAGGAAAAGGGCGAACCTACCCACATCGTTGACTGCGTAACTCTAGCCTCAATGGCCCACAACAAAGTCTACGACGCGCCAACTACCAGCGAAGAATCAATCAACAAAGCTTTGAATCATCGTAAGAATACAAAGAAAACAATCAGGGATTTAGCGCCGGAGGTGCAATTTGGCTAACGAGACATACGATAAAGTTAAGTTTTTAATCAACGAGGAATTCGTGCTCTTAAAGCCGAGCGAGTTGGCCCCGCACCTAGCTACAGAGAAGGATAAAGAGCTTTATTTTATGAGAAGGCTCAAGCGATTCACCGAGCCATTTGAGGCACTTGCGGTAATCAGCGAACGAGAGATGTTAGCTAACTCGATTGAGCAACTAAAGGTATTAACAGCCACTAGGATCGAACAGGCTCTAGGAGAACTTTGGGATAATAAAAACAAGGATTTAAAACAAAATGGCTAAGAAAACAGCTCTCGATAAACAGGTCGAGAATAATGAAACTATAACGACGGCTCAGGTTAAGCAGTTTATTACGGACTGTAAGAAAAAGAAGTCCGATTATATCAACATCGCTAACCGCTCCTGGGCAGAGATTAAGAAGCGAAACAACAGGGGCGGCTTGTACGGCGGGAACGACCTATTCCGCAAACGAAACACGCGCTTTCCGCTTTGGTGGTCATGCTGGAAGATTCGTCAGCCTATCACGCTTGCAAGGCTTGCGATTCCAGTGGTCAAAGATACCCAAGGCGATGACCCGTATGGCCGTACTGCCTGCGTAATTGGCGAGCGATTAACACGCAGCATCCTAAAGACTTTCGACGCCTTCCCAGAGTTCTCAGCAGCTAACGATGACTTCCTAGTGACTAACTTCGGATGGGGCAGGGCGTTTTATCGCACCTGTGAATCAGTTGAGGATGAGAAGCTTAGGCTGCAAATGGTGCAGCAACCGGCGCCGGAGCCGCAAATTGGGCCCGATGGTCAGCCGATGGAATCGCCACCACTGCCGCCAATCTTCATCGATCCAAAAGGGCAGCAAGTCACGGAAGGGATTTTAGAGGACGATCTAGGCCCTTACGTTCTAACGGGGCAGAAGATCACAATTGATAACGAAGAAGTCTACTTTGAAGCTGGCCTATTCTCGAATCTGCTAGTCGATCCCGACGCTGTTCGCTGGTCCAAGGTGAATCGCCTAGCGTTTGAATATCAATACTCCTACCGCGATTTTACTGAGAAGTTCGGAGAGGCAGCACTTGCAGCTATAGCGCAGACGGATATCGAAGAACACCGAACAGGCAGACCGATTGTAGTTTACGAGTATTGGGATAAGTTTCTGCGCGAATGCCGGTACGTTGCCGAGAATTCAGAGGATTTCTTCCAGCCGCTTGATATGCAGGCCGTAAGTGACCAGGCGCTAAAGCCGGTTAAGCCAAAGAAAGGCGAGCAGCCAGCAAAGCCAGCTTACGATAACTCGGACCTTTACGGCCTATCAGGATTCTTCCCTTGCTCAGAGCCGCTAATAATGAACGCATCAACAGATGAATTCTGGCCAACGCCTGAGTATTTCCAGGTGTGCGACATCATCGACGATATCCATCTGATAGTTCGTCGCATGGTGCTTTTGACCAAAGCTATCCGCGTTCGCTTCCTCTTTGATAGCTCGATTAAAGAACTTGAAGGGCTGATCCAAGATGCAGGCGAAGCCGACGGTATGGGCGTTCCTAACCTTGCCCAAGCTCTTATGGGCGGCAAGGGAACGCTAGCAACGCTTGTAGCTTACTTTCCTACAGACGAAATGATTCAAGGCTTGCAGAACATGTATACAGCGTTCGAGCAGCGCCTAAACATGTTTTACCAAATCACGGGGCTTTCTGATCTGCTACGCGGGCAAACGTCTGATGTTGAGAAAACCTATGGCGAGCGTCAGCTAGAAGGTAAGTTCGCGCTAAACCGGATCGAGCCGTTCCAGCGAAAACTGCAAGAGTGGATGAAGGATAACTATCAGCTCTTAATGGAAATGGCGCTTAAGATGTTCTCTGATAAAACGCTTGACGAATACATTACGCCGCAGACGTTAGACCAAGAGGATAAGCAGCGATATGTCGGCGCTCTCGACTTGCTCAAGGCTAATAAGCGCGGGCGTTTCCGCATGGATTTTGAGACTGACTCGACTGTGCAGATAAACGAACAGTGGAAGAAAAAGCAGGCGGTAGAGCTAGCCAATACGCTCACTAAGGCGATGGAATCGACCGCGAAGGTTGCAGAAACGCAGCCAGAGCTAGCCGCTACAGAGCTGAAAGTATTGAAGCATCTGATCGGCGAATTCTCTGATGGGAAGCTATTTGTTGATGAGATTCAAGATTCAATTCAGCAAGTGATTGATCGTGTTGCGCAGCCGAAGCCGCCTGAGCCGAACTATGACCTTGAGAAATTGAAGCTAGAAGGGCAGCGGCTAGGGGCTGAAAACCAGTTCAAGCAGCTACAACTGCAAACCATGATTAGCCTTGACTACGCGAAGCTCCAACAGAAGGCGCAGCAAGATAATATCACAAACCAGTTGAAGCAATTGCAGATGAGCATCGACAACGGGGAAAGCCAAGCCAATATGCAGCTAGCCGTCACGAAGCTTCAAACTGACATCGCGCAAGGATGGGAGAACCTGAATATCTCTAAGCAGAAGCTCATGTCTGACGTTCAAAAAGAAGTCGGGAAGCGAGAGATGGAACAGATGGAAATTATCCTAAATGCTCGCGTAAAAGCTCAGGAGATGAGCTTAGCAGAAGCGCAATTGTCCCTAGCCGCCTTTGCCGCTCAGCTTGAACAGCAGGAAAGCAAATCAAGCCTTGATGAGCGATGGGCCACTGAAAAGCGCTTACAGGAAGAGCATGGTGTAAACATCGAAGCGAAGCAGATCGATGCGGTTGCAACCCTGATAGACGCAACGAAGCAGGAACCAGCGAAGCCCGCACCTATTTCAATTGACCTGTCAAAAACAGTTCATGTGAAACCAGCAGCGGAGAAGGCTAAGAAGAAGAAAAATGACGATAAGAAGTAAAGTTCACAGATACGGGGATGAGAAAGAATCTAGCTGGCCGTCACAGTATGGCACTAGAGACACTACCCCGATGTATGTCGATCCAAAAGAGGGCGTTAAGCCAGGCTACCCGCCGCCGCGTGAAGTGTTCGGAACATCGGCTTTCGTAATCGGCGATGAGATGCGGGAAACTTATCACGAGGGTGTCCAGCGCCATATCAGCTCACGGAAAGAGTGGAACCAGGCAGACGAGCAAAGCGGCAAGATTACATTCGGCACGATGGATGAGCCACGAAGGCATGTAGCAAAGGGCGCATCGCAGCAGAAGCGAGAGCTAGAAGCAGACCGTAAGCAAGCAGCCGAGAAAGCACTCGCAGCTTACAAAGCTAACCCTAAAGAAGTTTCAGCCAGGATAGCAAAGGCAGCAGAAAAACAGCAGAAATTGGCTGAAAAATCAGGTTTATCAACACTTATTGACAAGGCGATTAAATGACGACTGATGAAGTAGTAGAAGCAGCAGAAACCGAATTAGAAACCAAAGAAGAATCGAAAGACTTCGACGGGCTTTCAATGCAGGATGCGCTTAAAAAGGCGTATGACCAGCACAAGGATGAATTACCAGGGCAGAAAGCCGCCGAGACTAACGATGCGCCAACCACAAAAGAGGTTAAGAAAGAGCTAGCCGAGGAAGTCGAACCGCCAGCAGAATTCAGCGCAGCGGGTAAAAAAGCCTGGAAAGATAAGGATATTGCGGGGATACAAAAAGAATATCGCCGCGTTCATGATGGCCGTACTCAAGAGATTGGCAGGCTGCAAACTGAATCTCGTAAGGCTCGTGAGGAAGCAGAGCGCGAAAAGAAAGAGGCGTCGACATGGCGTGAGCTTGGGAAACGGGCAGCGCCTTATATCGAAGCACGAGGCAAGGAAGGCGTAACGGCTGACCAGGCAATTCTTGAAGCACTTCGATTAATTGACGCATTTAAAAACGCTGACCCTGCAACTGCAAAGGCTGAGCTAAAAGCAATCGGTATTGATTTAGATTCGACTGCCGGTAAGAAAGCTAGCGCGGAAATTCCAGACGAATACAAAAAAGAATTATCCGACTTGCGTAGTGAACTAAATTCCATTAAACAGAAAGAGGAAGAACAGACCTATAAGAACGTCGCTGGAGTATTTAATTCAGTGTTCGGGAAGATGGGATCTGAAAAGAATCGAGTAGGCGAAAACCTCTACCCCGATCTGCAAGATAGCAGTGAAGAAGGTATGGTCTTTGCTAAAAGATTAGGATCTTTCGCTTTTAACCCGGAATTTCAAGCAGGGGTTAAACGCAGATTCCCCGATGCTGACTTCGAAAAAGTAGTCAGAGAAGCCTATTCAGCAGCAGGCGGTCGGGTATCGGGCGAAGTAGCTAAAGTCTCCGAAAGCAATCAAGGAAAAATTGATAGATCGAGGCGTGCAGCGGCATCTACTCCTGGCCGAGTAGCTCCGCAAAAAGACACCTCATCACTGATCGGCAAGCTCTCAATCGAAGAAGCAACCCGTCAGGCTTATAGGGATCATCAGGAGCATTAAAGCTACCTGATTTTTAGGAGACTTTAACGTGGCATTTTCAGACATCGTAGCAAGTACTTGGGAATACCGAGTCAAGAAACCGGCTGACGCCGTTTCTGATAACATTCCTCTAGTTTACAAAATGAAGAAGAACGGCGGCATCAAAGTAGGTGCTTTCGGTCGATTCATTTCGGAAAACATTCGCTTAGTTCAAAACCAATATGTCCAGCTCATCGATCCAGATGAGGACATTTCTATGGGTTACAACAACACCCTTGGAAACTTCGAGTTCACGCCGAAGATTATCGTCACTCCGACAGTAATCAACGAGCTTGAAATGGCGATGAACCAAGGCGAAGCGCAGTTCTTAGACCTCATGAAAGAGCGTCAAGAGATTGCAGATGCTTCTACTTGGAACGTCATGGAAGCGATGCTTCAAGGCGACGGCACAACTTACGGCGGTAAGGCATTCTCTGGAATTCGTTCATTTATCGTTGACTCGACTGGTTCGGGTTCGATTGGTGGACTTTCAAGAGCAACTTACTCCGCAATTCGTAACGCATCAGTCAACCTTGTTTCCGTATTCGGAAGTGCAACTGATTCGAGCAACATCGAAGCCCGCACACGATACGTCAAGAACTTGATTGTACGCGGTACTGACAAGCCTGACCTGGGACTATTCGGGCAGACTTACTTTAACGCGGCATGTGACTCATTCAGCGGCAAGCAAAGAATCACCGTTGATAAGGACATGTACGAAGCGAACTTTGATAACTGCGTTATTGAAGGTGTCACTATCGTAAACTCTGGCGGGAAAATCTTCTCAGGTCTGTCGCACATCGCGGCTGACAGAGGGTATTTGCTAAACACAAAAACCTTCAACTTGAAGATGTACTCTGGTTACAACTTCCAACCATTGAACAAGCGCACTTCGTTTAACCAACTTGTCGAAGCAGCAATTCTCTTGGGGATCGGGAACTTGACGATCAACAACCCAGGCTTGAACGCTGTTATGTTTGACTCGTAATTTTTAGGAGACTTAAGAAAATGTTACAAGGAAAAGTAAATTTGACGAGTTCGGACGGCACGACAGCGCAAGCTGGACTCGGTGACGAATACGAAACAGGTGGGTGTTGGTTTAAGTACTGCAAGTGTGGGCCAAGTGTGGCACTTACAGCATACGCTATCTGCACGATCAGTGCAGCCGGACTTGCTGTTATGGCAACCACTACAACAGTCGGCACAGCGGCAAGACCAACTGGCTTCTGCATTCCACAATTCGCTGTGGCTGTAGATGAGTACTTCTGGGCACCAATTGGACCATTCGGAGCTACTACGCCTTACAACGTTAGCGGCGCTCCCGTTACGTTCAAAGTGTTGGCAGCCAACGCGGCCACTTCGGTACGGCTCTATACAACTGCTACAGATGGCGTGCTAGACGACGCTGTAACAACTGGAAACATTGCCGGACTTGCGCTAACTGAAACAGTTACGACTCAAGAAGCGGCTGACTGCGTAGCAGTTCAGCGTCTCGTTTCGTTCTGCGAACTATAATTAAATAGGGGGACTTCAAACCCCTAATTTTTTAGGAGATACATGGATTCAGCATCGGAAGTACTCGCAACCCCACTCTTTGCAGATATCGGCTTTAACGCTGACGGCTCTTTGAAACAGACCGGCAAACAGAATGTTAAGTTTCGTCATCAAAAGGTTTTATCGTTTCGCGCTAGACCTAAGCTGGATGAGAACGGAAAGCAGGTACTAAACGCGGCTGGTAAGCCAGTATTCGATATCGATCCTAAAACTGGCCTTCCGTTCAAGGATGCCTTCGAGGAAGTAAAAGAGTTCGTGCGCGTCGAGACTAAAGGCGACACGAATATCAAGGATGACGTTGCTAACGACATGGATCGTCGGCAGCACTATCGACAATACAAAGCTTTTCGTGATGGGAAGATTCCAGACGGCAACCCAATCGAGAACTTTGACTTCATTCAACCTCCTACATGCATGGAAATGCATATGCATGGAATTCACACAATCGAGCAAGTTGCTACAATGCCCGACCTAGTTTGTGAGCAGATGAAGGACCAATCTGGGTTTGAGGTACGAAGTATCGCGGCTCAGTGGATTAAGCTTAGCTCGCCTCATAGCTTAGGGCTAAGAATGACTCAAGAGCAGTCAGAGATTATCCGGCTGCGGGATCGAGTTAAGCAGCTAGAAGCTGGCGGGCGTGGCCTTGTTCAGCCTTACGGCGCAGCTCCAGAAGTTCCAGATGCACCGATTCAGACTATGGAATTAACACCTGAGCAGATGGCTAAGCCTAAGCGGGAACGTAAAGTTTAAAGGGGAATAACATGAAAAAGATTTTAATCACATTATTGCTTTGCTTGACGAGTGCGCAGACGGCGTTTGCTGATGCGTGCGCAGAGGGATTAGGAAACGTATTTACACCGGCTCAGCGCATCAAGCTTTGCTCGACGTTTACGGGAAGCGCGACTATCAGCGCGTCACTAATTCCTGGCACCGATAACCTATACGATTTAGGCGATGCGACTCACGCTATGCGCTCGATCTATGTTGCAACAAGCGTTTTGGGTACTTCGGATTTAACACTAACCGCATCAGTCGATGACGTAATTGTTACGGCGACTGATGACCTAGTGCTTCAAACTCAGGGCGCAGGGGATATCATCACTCTAGCGGCTGGCGGTACTACTGTCGGAGTTACTGTTTCATCTACTGCTGTGACGCTAGCAAGCGGAACGGGAATAGCCGGAGCTGACGATTTAGCTCTTAGTGCTACGACTGATGATGTGATTGTAACGGCGACGGATGATGTCACGATTCAGACTCAAGGAGCTGGTGACATCGTAACGATTGCCGCTGGTGGAACAACTCCAACTGTAACAGTAGACGCTGCATTAGTAACACTAGCCCCTGCTGTGACAATCACTTCGGGTGCTTTGACGCTTACAAGCGGGAACGTAGTGCTTACTTCGGGTGACATAACTTTCACAAGCGGAACGCTCAACATTGCGGCTGCGACAAACCTTGGCCTTATCGCTGAGAACGCGGCTAACACAGCTTGCGATACTACCTGCACAGCGGGATGCGTAGCTGGTTACGACGCTGGAACAAGCGCCTTCGTAGCCTGTGTTACTGCAACTGCTGATTCATGTTTGTGTGCTGCGGCTGCGAGCTAATAGAGGGGATTAAATGAAGCTTCTGATTATTTTTGCGCTCTTGTTTTCTGGATGCACGATGAGCTTTCAACCGTTCCCGTCGTTCAGTAAACAGGAACTTGTAGCAGCTTTCAAAGGGCTTCAAGAGAACGATCAGATATTGGCTAAGAAACTAGCAGAGCTTTCAGCTAAGCAGGAGCAGGTGAAATGAAAAAGCTATTAGTAGCCCTTTTACTAATTCCGAGCTTGGCTTTCGCGCAAGTTGCCACGCGCAACGACAACGCTTTTGACGGCACTGGCTATGTAGTAGGAAACGGCAATCATTCTAACTCGATGATCGCTGTTGATTCTAACGGGAGGATCGGGGCGCGTATCGTAGATCCAGGGAGCGGCGAAACGCTATCTCCTATCCCTGTTTCTGGGGCAGTCGATCTTAATGGCCTCGGTACGCTGGACGTTGTTCCTGTTTTCGTAGTTAACGATGCAGCAGAAGCAGCATCGACTACGACCGTAATCGTTGCGACTGCACACGCTGCTAGAGTCGGGGATATTGTTGAGTTTATCTCAGGCACCGCTGCAAATATCGGCGTTTGGTCATACGTTTCCGCTGTTGCGACAAACTCGATCACGCTTGGAAAGGCTTTACCTGCCACACCAGCGGCGGCTGATACTTTTGATATTAAAAGATTGAGAACGAGAAACCCTATTTACCTGGAAGATTCCGCAAGCGCATCTGGAGATCCTGGTACAGCCATCCTCGGCGTTGTGAATGCAACAGGAACGACTTTTTCATCGACAGGCGGCGACTTCACTAACATAGCTCTCAACGTTAGCGGTGGGCAGCAGGTTGTTTTAGATTCTAATTTTAGTAACGGGCTAAACACAAATCTTCTGAAAATAGAAGATACAGCGACAGCGGACGGGCAAACCGGAGCGGCTGTTTTTGCCCGCGTCAAAGGCGACTTTGCTGCATCCGCAGCAGATGGTGACTATGGGCATTTCAACGTAGACCTTGATGGCCGTTTAGCTGTTAACCCTTGGGGCGCGGATACTTCCGAAACTGGATCGTCGTGCGGGACAGCAACGGCCTCGACATCTGACGTAGCTATCAAAGCAGCAGTAGCTTCTAACAGAATCTATGTAGGGTCTATTACTTGCTCTAGCTCTGATGCTGATAATGCGACGAATATTAACTTCAAAGACGGGTCAACTGTTGTCGCTGTTGGCGGCGTAAGTCAAATGGCTACCGCTTCCGATGGTACGTTTACGGCTACGTTCAATCCTCCGCTGAGAGGCACCGTTAACACAGCCTTCAATTTTAACACAGCCGTTTCCACTAGCTCAGTTATTTGCTGTGCGAATTGGTTTACGTCGGGTAACTAATTTTTAGGAGAAAACTATGAAAGTTAAATTTTACTTACAAGACATGGAAGAATCACTGAAGGGTGATAAAAAGAGAATCGTAAAAGACGTTCTATTCTTCTCGATGGACAAGCCGTCAATCACGGGTGAGAAAAACGCTGTTGGCACTTCGTTTGATAACAAAGCAACGCACGATCATGTGGCTCAGTACCGCGATGCTTACAAAGCTTTTAAGAAGCTAAACCCTAATTATAAATGTGCATGGCCGGAGCTTGAAGTTGAAGTGGAAGCGCCGGTTGAAGCGCCGCACGAAGAAGTGAAAATTAAAGCGAAAGAAGTGAAATCGGTTAAGCATTTAGAGTAGTAGGGATGAATGACCGACACTTTAACAGTAAAACAGGTTCTTGATGAATTTGTTGACAGAATTAATCAGCCTAGAGAGGCTAGTTATGTAGGCGCGTCAACTCCGGCAGCGCGTCAATATGTTTCACTGTTTAAAGCCGTCGGCGATATGCTGCTTGATGAGCCTAACGGATGGTGGCAGCTAAAGCGAATCCATACCTTTACGTCTGTCACTGGCCAAGCTAACTATCAGCTACCTGGCGACTTCCTGCGGCTTTTAACAGGCACTCAGTGGGATGCAACTGACCAGATTCCGCTTGCAGGGCCACTATCAAACGCTCAGCTTGCATTTCAAACATACGGCGTGAACATCGCTACTCCGTTCGCTGGTTGGCAGATTAACGGCGCTCAGAGCTATATCTTTAACACTTCGC